GCTCCACAAGTTTCAGTAGCTACTTAATAAAAAGCTACATCGTTGGAATAAATCCACTCCACACTACAGGCTCTCTTGCACTCTACTTAAATCTAGTATATAAAAAACACACTATACATTAAATTGAACATCGACGCGTATAGTCGACGGCCTANAGACGATNTTCAAATAACTAGGAGGATAANACTATGGCAAACACTACGTTTTCAGGACCGGTCATTTCTAAAAATGGCTTTACAAGTACAGGTCCTGGTATGACTGTTAGCTTAACAGCTGACACAACATTAACAGTTGCTGCACATGCAGGTAGAATATTACTTTGCAACGATGCTGATGGTAAGTTTACTTTACCAAGTATCAACGTAAATAGTAATGGAACTACTGCAGGTGATAACGACTTTAACAATCTAAACAACATTGGTGCTTCTTTTCACTTTTTTGTGGAAACTGCTGCAACAGATATGGACATCTTAACAGATGGAACTGATAAGTTTAAAGGTTCTATTTTAGTTTCTGTAGATGATGGAACTATAAAAGGTTTTGTACCAGGCGCATCTAATGATGTTATTACTATGAATGGTTCTACAAAAGGTGGAATCGCTGGTAGTGTAATATCTTTCACTGCGATTGATACTGCTACATACATGGTCCACAATTCTTTATTGATTGGATCAGGCACAATAGTAACACCATACGCAGACGCGTAATAATTAACTCGGGGCGCCTGGTAATGCAGGCGTCCTTTAAAAGGAGGACAAAAACATGGCAGACACAGTATTAAATACAACTGTATTTGATGGAGCAAAAAAACTTATCACTCACTACAACGTAGTTTCTGATAATTCTGGAAGCACAACTAAAATAGTTGATGTTTCTGGATTAGCATCTAACAATGGTAAAACTTGCAAAACTGTAAGACTTAATAAAGTTAGTTTTAATGTTTCTGTAACAGCACCAGCTGATGCAATTAGAATGCAATGGGATGCTGACACAGATGTAGTATTTCAAACTTTAGCAGGTGAAATGGAATATGACTATTCATCCTTTGGTGGACTTAAAAATACTGAAGCAACAGGTTTTACAGGTGATGTAAATGTTGTTTTACCCGCTTGCGCAGCAGGAGATACAGGTACGATTGTTTGTGAATGGATTAAAGTTTACGAATCGTAGGAGTTTAAATGGCTAATACTACTTCGGGAACAGCGACGTTCGATAAAACTTTTGCTATTGATGAAATAATAGAAGAAGCTTTTGAAAGAATAGGTCTGCAAAATGTTGCTGGTTACCAATTAAAAAATGCTAGAAGAACGTTAAATATATTGTTTCAAGAATGGGGCAATAGAGGTATCCATTATTGGGAAGTAGATGAACTCAATATGGATTTAATTGAAGGTCAATCAGATTATGACTTTTTTAGATCTAGTGATGATGGTACGAGTGCCGTTTCTACACCAGCAAATGTATTTGGAATGTCTGATATTCTTGAAGCACAGTTAAGATCTAATAGAACTCAAACAACACAATCAGATTCACCGATGACTAAAGTAGATAGATCTACTTATGCAGGTTTCTCTAATAAGTTATCTAAAGGCACACCTAATCAATATTGGGTAGAAAGATTTATTGATAGGGTTAGAGTGCATATTTACCCAACACCTGATTCTTCTAATGCATCTAAAGACATGCATTTTTATTACATAAAAAGAATACAGGATGTAGGTGATTATACAAATGCAACTGATGTTCCATTTAGATTTGTACCTTGCATGGTATCAGGATTAGCGTATTATTTATCCATGAAATATCAACCAAATTTAATTCAAACAACTAAATTAGTGTATGAGGATGAATTGCAAAGAGCACTTGCTGAAGATGGTTCAGCTTCAAGTACATACATAACACCAAAAGCATACTACCCAGGAACATAATGGCAAAATACGCAACAGGTAAATACGCAAAAGCAATATCAGATAGATCTGGTATGGAATTTCCATACAAAGAAATGGTTAGAGAATGGAATGGTGCTTTTGTTCACGTATCAGAGTTTGAACCAAAGCAGCCTCAGTTAGAACCAAAACCTATGAATGGTGATGCAATATCTTTAAGAAATGTAAGACCAGGTAGATCAGAACCCATTGTGACTGTTAGAATAATTGAAGATGGATTTGAAACATACGAGGCAGGGTCAAGAATAATAAATGTTTCTTCACCAGGTCATGGTTTAACTAATGGAACAACTTATAGATTTAGAGGAGCACCTACTACTTCGCCTGGAACTGGTTCTGCAACCAGTCCTGTTTTTGCTTACGCTAACATTTCAAATTTTGATGGAATAACGGGATCTAATATAACAAAAGCTGTGGGTTATGCTATAACAACTGGTTTGTATAAAGATGGTGCTAGAGTTACAACGGATTATTCTACATCTAATTTTTTTCATTTTACAGTTGATACAGATACTGCTACAGTTGGTGGAAAAAAAGGAGGAGGTTATGGTTGTTCGGTGGGACCTGTAACTATAGAAGGATGATAAAAAAAATTAAAAAAATAATGTGTAATTTATTTGGTATTAAGGAATGTGGATGTTCAGAAACAAAAACTGAAATTAAAGAAGAAAAAAAACCAGATCATTGTCCTAGTCATTTAAGATTTAGGAAAAGTTGTCCACGTTGTCAGGAGGTTGTAGCATAATGGCAGGATTAAGTGCATCAGGATTAAAAACACAAATTAGAAGTTATACAGAAACAGATTCTAACGTTTTATCAGACTCTGTTTTAGAAAATATAATTTTAAATGCACAGTATAGAATATTTAGAGATGTACCTATTGATGCAGACAGAAAACAACAATTAGGTAATTTTGTAGCTGGACAAGAATCTATAAACTGTCCTGCAGGAGCTGTATTTATTAGAGGTATACAAGTTTATGATACAGCAGGATCTGAAATTACGGGAGCTAACAGATGGCTAGAAAAAAAAGATTTAACTTATTTACAAGAATATCAGGATGTAACTGGAACCTCTGCTGCTCAAGGTCAACCTAAATATTATGCTATGTTTGGTGGAGGAACAGGAGAATCTGATACTACATCAGGAAGAATATTTGTAGCCCCTACACCAAATACAACTTATAGATTTAGAGTTCATTTTAATAAAGCCCCTGATCTTTTAGAGAATAACGACACTAATTATATTAGTCTTAACTTTCCAAATGGGCTATTATATTGTTGTCTATCAGAGGCATATGGCTTTTTAAAAGGTCCAATAGATATGTTGACTTTATATGAAAATAAATATAAACAAGAAGTACAGAAGTTTGCTAACGAGCAAGTCGGTAGACGAAGAAGAGATGACTATACAGATGGCACTGTTCGAATACCGGTAAACTCAGTAAACCCGTAGGAGAAAATTATGGCAATAACATCGGCAATATGTTCAAGTTTTAAACAAGAACTTTTACAAGGTAAACACAGTTTTGAGTCTTCAGGTGGACACACTTTCAAGATTGCATTATTTGATAGTAATGCAAATTTAGGTGCATCTACAACAGACTATTCAACATCAGAAGAAATTACAAATACATCGGGTTCTGCATATTCTGCAGGGGGAGCAACTTTAACAAACTCAGGTGTTTCATTATCTTCAACAACAGCTTTTACAGACTTTTCAGATGTAACTTATTCATCTGCTTCTTTCACTGCAAACGGTGCAATAATTTATAATACAACAACAGATGGTGGTTCAGGCACAACTGATGCTGTTTGTGTAATTGCATTTGGTGGTGACAAAACAGCTAGTAATGGGACATTTAAAATAGAGTTTCCAACAGCAGATTCAAGCAGCGCAATCATCAGACTAGCATAGGAGGCCGACCATGTCGGTATCTTCAGGATGGGGTCGACTTACCTGGGACCAATCACAATGGGGTGGAAGCACTCAATTAGGAGCAGGTTGGGGTGCTCAAACATGGAATCATGGTTCGTGGAATGATCTTAACGATGTAACAATCAGTGTTACAGGTTTTTCAATAGACACAAATTTAGGTATAGAGGGCTGGAGTAATAATGCTTACGGTCGTGGTGCATGGGGTGAGTTTGCAGCAGACATAGGTTTAGGTGCAGATGTATCTGTATCAGGTGTATCTTTCTCAGCTGCAACCACTGCAGCTTCTGGAATAGGTTCTGCAGTTGTGCAACCATCAGGTGTATCTGCAACAGCTGCTGCAGGATCATTAGCAGTAGAATCAGATGCCAATGTTTCAATGTCTGGAGTGTCTGCTTCTTTTGCATTAGGAGCTGTAGCAGTTGCTGATCAAGTTGTAGGTTTAACTGGTCAATCATTTACTGCGAGTCAAGGAACTGCAATAGCACCAAACGATACTGTTCAACCATCAGGTTTATCAATAACTTCCGCTCAAGGAACTGCAATAGGATCTTCTAGTAACCAAGTTGATGTTACAGGATTTTCAATGTCCACATCAATTGGCACGGCAGTTGCACCAAACAATACAGCAATAATATCTGGTGTTTCTGCAGAATTTAATTTAGGTACAATAGTAGGTTTAGGTGGTGCTGTAGCTAATTTAACAGGATTATCTTCAACAGCTAGTGTAGGAGCCTTAGATCCTAACGATATGACTCTGGGTATATCTGGTCAATCGTTTAGTGCTAGTATTGGCTCAGTATCTGTTGTTGATATGCAGGTTGGATTGACTGGACAATCTGCAACATTTAGTATAGGTGGTGTAAATATCTTTGCATACGGAGATGTTGACACCGGTTCAAATACGTCTTATAGTAATG